AAATTTGGATAAGTTGCTTTCAATTTGCGATTCAAGTTTTGTAATCTTCTTAACCTTAGCCTCTGTATCAATTTTAGTCGCAACAACCAATTGCAGTTCTTCTGTTTCGGCGGTAAGGGTTGCAACATTGCTGAGTAAGAGGGATATGGTATTGCTATGACATGAAATTTCGCCATCATATTCTTTTACCTTATCTTCATTGTTCTGTTTCAAATCATCGATATGTTTTTTCTGCATATCGTATTTTTGTTGTGTGAGTTCAATCTGATGTTTCATATCAAACAAACTCTCTTTGTTGGTAGACAATCTTTCTTTGACAAGTGTATTCATTGTCGAAAAGATTTGAATATCTAACAAGTCTTCAATGATAGTTCGTCTGTCGGCAGCAGACAATTGCATGAACGGTGTAAATGATGCAGAACCAAGAGTTACAATCTGCGTGAAAGATTTGTAATTGAGTTTGAGAATAAACTTCTCTAAGAATTCTTGATAGTCTCTTGCGGCCGCATCTTGATTGATGAGGTCACCATTCTGAAAAATCTCAAACTTGTTTGGTTTGATGCCACGAACAATTTTGTATGACTTGTTATTGGTATCAAACTCTACTTCAACAATACAATCTTTTTGATTGATTGAGTTCAGTAATTGTGGTTTGTTGATATTGCGAAATGGCTTACCAAACAAACCAAAACACAACGCATCGAGCATCGTGCTTTTACCAGAACCATTTTCACCAACAATGAGTGTGTTGGTATTGCCGTCTAGTTTGATTTCAGTAAAGAAGTTACCTGTTGAAAGTAAATTCTTCCAACGAACATTACGAAATAGAATCATTCTGCGATTTCTGTATTGATTGCCTCGATGTATAACTCACGCATTAGTGATTTGAGTTTTTCTGGCTCAACATCGAGTGTAAGATTGTCAATGTGCTTCGAAAGAATTGTCATTGTGTCTTCTGCCTGGTCAATGATATCACTATCATCATCGATAAGAGCATCACTAAAATCTTCTACGATTGATAAATCAGCAACACCTACTTTATATAGGCTGTCAATGACGGTATCAAACAAATAAGGATTTTGTTTATTCATCACAATCACTTTGACATATGAATCTTTCAATGATGCAAAGTCATAGTTTTTCCAATGTTCAAAATCTGTTTGTCCATCATCGTATGTCAACTTATGAAACATCGCAAAAGGATTCTTTACGAATGTCATTTCTCTTGTATCGGTATCAAAGATATGAAAACCTTTTGGATCATTATAGTCAGACCATGTCATCTCGTATGGCGTACCAACATAGGTAATATTGCCATCAGTAGACTTGTGATGAAAGTGACCAGACAATACAACATCATACTTTTTAAGTGTGTTTTTGTCAAGACCATGGTCACAAACATTACCTTTGTCCATTTCAAAACCAGCAATCTCAAAATGACCAAAACAAATTTGTGCCGTTGACTGTTTCATTGCATTGAAAATTTCTTGTTCATTGTCATCACAAATCCAAGGCACAACATCAATTAAAACACCATCAAACTCTGTTGTTTCAAATGAATCGTAGTAGTGAATGTTTTCATATTCATTCAACAATAGGCCAGTTGAATTTACTTCTAATGTATTTTTGAATGCAATGTCGTGATTACCAAGAAGTGTGTGAACTTTGATGCCAAGAATTTGGCATCGGTCAAAAAAGTATTCACGGCAGAGATGAAGTGTATTGAAGTTGATAAATTTTCTTCGGTCGAACAAATCGCCCATCTGAAAGATTACTTCAATGTCGTTTGCTTTAAGATAAGGAAACAATACTTCGTCATAAAACTTTTCAAAGTATTTGTGAAAGTCTAACGAATCGCCACGGGCACCGAAGTGGGTATCTCCAAGTATGCAAATTTTCATGCTATTTGTTTTTTGAATCCTTCAATTTCGTCTTTGAGTTTAAGTTTTTTCTTTTTGAGAATTGATATAACGGCACAATTGCCATAATTTGATTCTTCTCTTATAATTTCTTTGTCTAACTTGTTGTGTTGTTCTTCTAAGTGTTTAATGTGATGTTCAATTTTTACCTTGTCCATTATATCTCCTATTTCTTTGTAAGTCAAGCAGAATCAGGCAATTCTTCATCTAAAAACTTCTCTAAGCCTTTTGTCTTTGCCTCTTTCTTCTTTCGTTTGCTTTCCTCAAAATTGTGAATGAATTCGGAAATGTTATCATACAATTGAAACTGTCTCATGTTGCCTTCTGAATCTTCAAACATTTCGTGTTCATCTAAAATGCCAAATTGTTCTGTTGCCTTATACTTCACATAGAGTTGTTTCTTCTCTTTTACAATTCTTCGCAAGAAAGCATAGTAAATGATTTGTGTGAAATATGCAAATGGATTTTTGGACTTATCCGGATCGAAATTACGAAAATACATCAGGCAATTTTCAATACCATCGGCAATCATCTCGTCACGAAACGAATACGAAATGAAGTTAGGTTTGCGAGATAGGTGTTCTGCAATCTTTAGAAAGCATTCACCGATGTAATTTGGTATTGATGGTTCTGGTTTCTTTGACTTCTTAGCTTCATCGCATACTCTTTTGTATTCGATAAGTGCTGCCAAGAAATCGGCGTTGTTCACATAATGTTTTGTTTTCTTATCACTCATAATTGCCTTCGTTTTTGTTGACTTAGTGCTTGACAGATGTTATAGTCTGGGTGTTCCCGTTAGATAGTAATAGCAGCTGCTTAGATATTACCATACTTTGTATTCTTAATCATTGTGTAACCTTTAATCAGTTCTTTTACTCCATCGTTCAATGTATATTTAGGAGTAAAACCAACACTCTCTATCTTCTCATTAGACACAATGTAGTTTCTTTGGTCTTTATCCTTTCCAATAGATGCTTCAATAATTTCAAATCTTGGTACATGGTCTTTAATGATTTCACACAATTCTCTTTTAGAGACATTGGCAGTAGAAAGACCAACATTGTAAATGTTACCTTTCATAGTAATATGATTATGAATAGCCAATAGAAATGCCTGAACAACATCCATCACATGAATGTAATTTCTCTTAAAGTGTGATTCAAACAATACAACAAAGCCATCATTCACAGCACGGTATGTCATATCATTTACCAACAAATCAATTCTCATTCTTGGTGACATACCAAATACAGTTGCAAGTCTGAAACTAACTGCATTAGGATGTTGCATCAATCTTTTTTCTACTTCTACTTTATCTATGGCATATCTAGAAATAGGATTTAATGGTGATTCTTCGGTACAATAATCACCAGTACCATAGGCACTATTTGTTGTAGGCATCAATACAAGTTGATTGTCACTTAACTTTTCAATCATCATAAAGATGGCATCTTTGTTTGTAGTTGTTGCACCGATTGGATCTTTATCGCACAATGGTGCACCAACATAAGCTGCCAAAGGAATAATAACATCCGCTTGATTCATTAGAGGAAAGATATCTGCACCAATGCGAATGTCACCTCTATACACTCTAAAGTTTGGATGATTACAAAGATGATTGAGTGATGTTTGTTGATACATAAAATTATCTAAAACGGTTACATTGTGTCCATCTTTAAGAAGTTCTGGCACCAACATCGAGCCAATGTAACCTGCACCACCAGTAACTAAAATATTTGCCATTTATACTCCATTCAATATATCTGTGATTGCATCTACTTCTTCAATTGTCATTGCAGGAAAATTACCAATATAGAATCCATAGAAGTGAACATGTTCTGTGTTAGGAAAGTTTTTATAGTATTCTTTAGGCAGAATGTTTTGCAGATATGGCTGTCTCAATTGATTACCACCACCTGCACTACCTCGTCTAAATTCAATACCTTCTTGTCTCATTCTTTGCATCAGTCTTTCTGTAAACTCTTGGTCTTTTTCTTTGACAATCAAATTAAAGGCATAGTTGCTTGCCCCTACTAATTTGAAACCCACGAAGTATTTGCTTTGGTCTAATCTACTTAAAAATCTTTCGTGATTTCTATTTCGGAGTATAACATTTTGGTCTAGATTTGGCAACTGGTTGAGACCAAGTATACCGCCTAATTCGTTGTTACGCATGTTGTATGCTGCGTGGGCAAAGATAAAGTCTGAATTGAGTTCTGAATTCTGTTCTTTATAATTTGCCTTCATTGTTTCATTGCCACATTCTCTTACCATGCCATGTGACCTCAACATACGAATCGTATTGTAAATTCTCTCATCATTTGTGCATACCATACCACCTTCAATTGTAGTCATATGATGGGCATAGTAAAATGAAAAGTTTGACATGAGTCCAAAACTACCACATAGTTGTCGATTGTGTGTTGCACCATGTGATTCACAAACATCTTCAATCAAATGAATCTTTCTTTTTTCTAATTCAATTAACAGTTCATCTGTGAGTGCATTGAAGCCTTGTATGTGTGAAAGAAATACAGCACGGGTATTTGGTGTAATTGCATTCAAAATGGCATCAATATTCATACCAAGTGTATCTAAATCAATGTCAACAAACACAGGAGTAAAACCTGTTTGCAATACCGATGCAATGTCAGATACCCATGTCAAAGGCGGTACGATAATTTCACCACCTTCGGGATACATTATCTTCAACATTGTCATTGAAAGAAGATTGGCAGATGCACCAGAGTTTACAAATACAGAATACTTTACACCCAACCAATCAGACCAAGCCTGTTCAAACTCTCGGCACTTAGGACCATTTGTCAGAATAGGATCATCTTGTTTCAGATGTTCAATCATGGCATCTAAATCTTGCCGTGTAATATTATTTCTCATCAAAGGATATTTCATTTTAACCTCATGTGTTCAAAACTAATTGAGAACCTTCTGTATCAAATCTAAAAGGCACCCATACTTTAATTGATTTCATTTCTTCTCTAAATTTTTCTTGGTGTTCAGGTGGCACTAAGAACATAAAGAACCCACCGCCACCAGCACCCATCAATTTACCACCAAACGCACCTGCTTTAACTGATTGTTCATATATGTCATCGATCCATTTCTCAGTTACACCTTCTGCTAATTTTCTTTTTAATCTCCAACCAATGTTTAGGAAATTACCTATTGTAATGATTTCTTCTTGTTTGGCAAGCATTTCTAGTGCTTCTTCTGCTAATTTTGCCGTGAGTTGTAATTGACTGTGATTGATGCCTTGTTTGATATTCTCTACTTTTTTCTTTGACTGCACTTCGGCATGACGAGACACACCAGAGAAACCAAGCATGATATGTGATTCTAATTCTTTCATATAGGAATCAGATATTTTTAGACTATCGGATGTCCATGAATATACACCTGAGCCTGGTCCCATTCGAATGACTTGTATGCCACCTTTTGCAGCAATAATTTGGTCTTGTATGCCAACATTTTCACCAATGATATTTTGTTCAACATGAATTGCTTGTCTTGCCAATTCATCTTTTGTTATTGTGTTGCCACGCATTGTATAGAGGGCATGTAAAAGACCAACAGTAAAAGAAGATGATGAACCAATGCCAGACCTTGCAGGCAAATCACCATCGTGTGTTACTGATATATCTTTCATATCAAGATACTGTAGGCATGCTTTTGCTGATGGATGATTAATTTCATTTACCGATTGAACACTTTCTATCTGCGAATAGATGATTCGTGATTTGTAATCAAAGAATGGTGGTAATTTTTTTACTGTCAGATAGCAATAGTTTGCCATTGCAGCTGATATACAGATACTTGGATTATCATTAAACCATGCTGGATAATCCGTACCGCCCCCAAACAATGAGAGTCGGTACGGAGTCTTTGTTATAATCATAGTCTTTTAGATTGTTCTTTAATGTTCTCTACAGTAAGGCCATGTTTCTTTAGATGCCCTTCACGACCAATGTTGTCGAAAAGATATTCTTCTGGTAGAGTTACATTAATGATTCTAGGAAAAACATTTTGTTCACTACATGCCTCAAAGATTGCAGCACCAATTGCACCTGATGGTGATTGTTCGTCTACTGCAATTACACCACTCACACCTTTTAGAATTTCTACAAGCTCAATAGGAAATGTTTTAGACTGAATCAAATCAACTGCAAAGAAGTTTTCTGGTTCTTTTCTTGCGAGTTCAATGCAAGTGTGTACCATTTTACCATGAGACACCAGTGCAATTTTATCTTTAGAGGCTTTACCAATAATTCTAAACGCATTGTAATCGGCATCAACATCAATATTTGGTAATGCATGTCTATCTAATCTAACATATGCAAACTGAGGCCTCTTAATGAGAGACCTTGCCAAATCTCTTGCAGTTGGTGTATCTGCACAAGTAAAAATCTTTGCGCCAATGATTGAACGAAGGCAAGCAAATTCTTCTGTGACATAGTGTGTTGGTCCTGAATCTGCATAACCAATGCCAACTCCTACTGAGATTAAACAGATTGGCAAGTCCATGATGCCAGGTCCGCATTTAATTTGTTCTAATGCTCTCATCGAAATAAAAGGTGCCATTGCATAACAGAAAACTTTTTTGCCTTCTAATGCAAGACCTGTTGCAACATCAATCATATTTTGTTCTGAGATTCCACAATGAATAAAATTCTTTGGAAAATCTCTACGCAGTTCATCTAATGCAGCTGCACCAAAGTCTGCACTCAAAAAATAAATGTCTTCGCCCTGTTTAATGGCGTTTACAATTTCTTCAATAAATCCATCACGCTGTAACATTATGCAATCTCCTTGCGGCATTTTTCAACTTGTTCTGGTGTGAGACCTTGCCAATAATGCCAATTGGCTTGGTGTTCCATGATTGAGAAACCTTTTCCTTTGACTGTATTTGCCAATATGATTTTTGGTTTACTCGATTTTATTCTTAAACAACTTTCAATATCTTTTGTGTCATGCCCATTGATATCGAAAATATCAAAATCAAAACCTGATAATTTTTTTCCAATGGGATTTAATGTCAAACAATCATCTGTTTTACCAAGAATCATCAAATTGTTAATGTCGATAAAGATAGTTATATTTTTTAATTGATGATGATTGACAAACAACAATGCTTCCCATGTAGAACCTTCATATAGTTCACCTTCACTAATGATGACATACACATGTTTATTGCTACCATCTCTTTTGGCAGCAACTGCCATACCTGCACCAACACCGATGCCATGACCGAGAGAACCTGATGCCATATCAATGCCAGGTATTGTTGTGTTACCAAATACTCGCAGACAAGACTCTGCTTTGCCCCAATTGTCCCATTCTTTTTGTGGTATGACACCTAACTTTGTAAGAATAGGATACAAAGTAACTGTTGCGTGTCCTTTACTTACAATTACTTTATCAATACCAGGTCTTACGAAACCACCATGATAAAGTGTAGTTGCCATTTCTACCATAGAGAAAGTAGAACCTGGATGTCCTTGTCCTACTTCCACAAACTTTTCAAATAGTTCTCTACGATAGTTCTTCGCTAGAGTTTGTAAATCAACCATATTAATCTCCAAGTATTTTGCGTTTCAGTTTAATCTTTTCCATTTCAACGACATTGTTTCTTGCCTCAATGCCAAATTTATTTTCTACTAATTCCAAAAATGGTTTATGTGTAAAGTATTTGTGCCATGCCTCATCACGGAATCGCAATACTTCTTCGCCACTTAAATATTTTGTTCGTAATGGTTTGCAATCATAAGATAAGAAAGCAAATTCTTCGAATCGTTTAGGAATATCCCAGTTGTTTTGTTTTGCATAGAGATACAACGGGCTACCAGGCAGTGCCATTGCCGCATAGAAGTTTGCGTGTTCACAATTCAACTCTAAGGCAAGGTCTAATGTCTCTTGCATTGTTTCATAGTTCTCATCGGGAAAACCAAACATGTAGTTGCCAAGAATATTAATACCTGCATCTTTGATATCTTTCACGACAGAACGAATGTCTACTTGTTGAAACTTTCCTTTTTCAATTTCTAAACGCACATTCTGATTACCGGCTTCAATGCCAAGACACAACCAATTGACACCTGCCTTCTTAAACAATTCTAATTGGTCTTTGCGAACAGAATCAACTCTTGCATATGCCCAAAAGTTAAACTTCATACCACGGGCAATCAAACCTTCTAGAATGGGCACATAGTATTTTTTATTTAGGAAAAACATTTCATCTGTAAGACGAACAGTTCTTACGCCACTATCCCAAAGATATTCAAACTCTTTCAACATCAACTCTGGTGACCAGAATCGCATGCCACGACTATCGGCTGATACTGTATCTAATGCATGTGAAGTTCTATTCACAATATTAATCATGCAGAAGTTACAACCAAACGAGCAACCAAGTGATGTATAGATTGCGGCAAATGGTGTGCGACCTTCGTGTAGAAAGTTTGAGTGCCAAAAGTGTGAACGATACTTGTCTAACAAATAGTTTTCTTTTGGCAATAAGTCCCATGCATATCCAGGCATCGTTGTGTCCATATCTTTCGTTTGAACAATGCGACCTGGTGCCGAAGGTCTTGGTAGACCATGTTCTTTATACCATATGCCAGGAATTTTATCGAGGCCAGTTTTCAAATCTGATTCTAATAAATCAAATAAGGCATATACACCTTCGTTGATGAATGCAAAATCAACATAGTCATACTGAATGACTTCTTGTGGCAATGCCGAAGCATGTGAACCAATGAAACCAATTTTAAGATTGGGATGACTTGTTCTTAATTGTTTTGCAAGAGTCGAGGCACCAATCATCATTGTGGTGCCCGAGTTAGGATTTTGTCCGTAAAGAACAAAGACTACAAGTTTTGGTTTAGTGTCTGCGATTTGTTCTGCCGCATCCTCATCTGTTGCAGGACAGGCATCGAAATCTAATATGCATGGCTCATGTCCTTTTGCACGAACAGCCTGTGCAAGCAACAATGCCCATGTTGGTGGTTCAATTGCAGAATGAACCTTTGCTAAATCTTGATATGCTTTAGATGCACTACTTGGCACCACGAAACACACATTTGCCATAATAACCTCACGATAGTAAAATATTTAGTGTAACTTATTCTTCTTCTTTTCTTTTAGAAGTTCAAACAATGCTTCAGGATCAATTTCTTCTTGTAATTCTTCTTCATCGTCATCATCATCTTCTCCAAAAATGTTTTCGGAGTTTTCCATTTTCTCTTGGGCAGTAATTACAATTTGCCCGTAATAATTAATTAAATCTTCTTTAGGGTCAATGACTGTAAGAATATCTGAATCATAAATGATTGCTGAATTTTCTTTAATTAGTTCAATTGGTAACCATGGCATCATCATCATTACAGTTTGACCTGTAGGTATTCTTTTGAAAATGATGTGCATTGGATTTTCTAAGAGAACGGTGCCTTGTTCTGTATCTTCAATGCAATCTGCCATGATATCTTCACCACTTTGTAATCGGACAATTTTAATATTTGTATTAGTTGTTGCTTGCATTTTTGAGCTCTATGTTGTAAAATTTATACTTGAACTTTTCTTCATCATAGATTTTACACCTTTCGATGAAATGTTTCAAGGTGTAATTGGCAAATTTGCCTGTTCTAAAATCATCTGCAATGTCAAACAATGTTGCTTCTTCTTTGTTTTCACCAAGTCTCAACCCACGACCTATCGATTGAAGGTTGCGTATTCTGGACTTGGATGGTGAAGCGAATACGATATTATGGAGATTACGGATGTTGACCCCAGTAGAAAAAGTACCATAAGAAGCAACGATAATGGCATTACTCTCTTTCTCAGTAATCGACCTAACAGATTCCCTAACTTCAACATCTGTGCCGCCAAATACAAAGAAGACATGTCGATTGCCTGCTTTATCTTGTATAATTGAGTGTAAATCTTTTCCATGTTTTTCTACAAATTGAAATAGTATAAGTGTATTGCCAGTTAAAGAAAGAACAAGATTACGAATGAATTCATTTCGTGCCTTATTTTGAACAATGAAATCTATCTCTGTATTGTAATCCCAATCTCTTGCTTGTTTACATAGTTCTTCGGGATACTTCAATACAAGACATTTAATTTTGAAACTCGCAAGTTGACCTTTATCAATCAACTCTGATGTTGTTGTTGCCTTGTAAACTGGCCCAAACAATCCTTCTAATACAAGTCGGTGCGTTTGTGTGCCATCTAATGTACCTGTAGTGCCAATTCTGTATTTAGAGTTAACGCAACCAGAGAGAATAGTTGTCAATGATTTTGCTTTGAACTGGTGTGCCTCATCGCCCATCACAAAATCAAACTGTTCAAAGTAGTCGGCTTCGTTTTTATAAATTGATTGCCATGTCGTAATGGTAAGAAATTTGTTTGTGTGTTTTTCTTTACCAGAGTATTGACGATGGCAGTATTCTTCTGAATCGTAACCATAAGATTCAAAGTCTGAAAACATTTGTTCTACCAATGATGTAGTTGGAACAATTAACAGGCCTCTTTCATATCCTGCTTCTTGCAACCATCTCACAATGAGATAGATAATAAGTGACTTGCCTGATGCAGTAGGTGAGAGCAACAACATTCTTTTGTTTCTTACTGCACTTACAAAAGATTTAATTTGATAGTCTCTTGGTTCAAATGGCAAACCAAGTGTGCGAATAAAGTCTACCGCTTCTACTAATGAGAAATTTTCTGTAGTTGAAATCTCATCAGCAATTTCAATTGTGTAATCTCTCTCTTTACAAAATTTAATGATGTAATGAACAAGACCGTGATAGATGGTAAATGTTCTGAGGTCAAATAGTCTTATCTTCCCATCCCATACACGGCTCTTGTATGCAGGTGTGAATTGATATCCAGGAACAAAAAAGCAAAAATAGTCCGATAGTTCTTGTGCAATACTTTTATCACACTCTACCTGAATATGTGCTTCGTTATTCTTATGTAAAATTAAGTCTGCCACTAAATGCCTTGTATGAATTTTTCCCAGCTGATGTAGTCTCTCAATTGAAATGTGCGAGAGTTGAGTTCTTTGAGAATTGCGGTACAAATATCCACAATCTCATCATGCATCACTTTTTGTGCAGAGTGTTTGTTTAGGTCTTCGTCACTCTCTAAGTATGTAGTGATATCGGATTTCAATACAAAAGGAAATGGTTCCCATCCATATTTCTTCAATTCATCGTCATCTAATTTGCCAGTGTAGTATTCCCATTTCAACTTTTTCATCTTGTTGAATTTGAATTCTGCTTGCTTTGACAATAGACGATGTTGTGATAGAATGTTCAAATACTTACTGTGCAATTTAGGAATGTCGAGTAAAGCCTTGCCTGGTTCTGTTCTATCGATAACAGAATCCTTGCGCCATTCTTCTAAAAGTTCTTCTAACTGTTTCATAATATATCACCTCCGTATAGGAGTATACTTCAAAAGGAAATGTTTGTCAAGCTTTCTTAGAACATTTTTTCGATATCATAATAACTGTACCGAAATGTAGCATCGGCAGTTAAAATGTTATCGGGTGCATCTTGGGTATTCATTATGAATGTTGACAATGTGGTAGGAAATACATCGTAGAATTTGAATCGGTACAACGGAGTGTTTGATGACGAGAAGATACTTACCGATGCATCAGAAAATTGAGGAAACTTATTTCGTTTCAAATCATTAGATGCCGAATTATATTTGTTTAGTTTAGGCAATTCACGATACTCGGCAAACTCTACAGGAAAAGTCATCGCACGAATCCAATCGTGTATCTCTTTCCATGCCGTTAAGTCTTCATCAATCATAAAGGTAACATTCAACAAGTCATAGATTGGTTTTTCACCTGGCGAGTAAATATCAACGAATGGGTTTGTGATGACTGCTTCGGAAAGAGAGATGCCTGGTACGGTCACATTTTGGCAAAAGTATTGCACATTTGGCACACGACCAAAGTTCAATGTAAATCGATTGCCAATTAATGGATTAGGATTTGATGGGTTTCTTGTAAGTGCTGTCATGTAGTTCTTTTAACATGCAAACCAATATCAATAAGTGTTTCAGCTTCAATCATCTTTATGATTTGATTTGTAAGGGCAATCTCTTTTTGAATGTAAAGCATCTTTAACCTCAGTTCTTCTAATTGCTCAGAATAAAACTGAAGTTCTTTCATTTTTCTTGCTCTAATATCGAGCAAGTCACTAATCATAAGAATCTCACTCATGTAATTATTTATGCATAAAAAAAGAGGCATCCGAAGATGCCTCTTTGAAGTAGTCCCTTTTTATAATAATTCTTATAGGACTTTACTAATTACATCAGGTTCTTGACAACGAAACCACGATAGTAGTTGTTGGACTGAGCAGTCAAAGCACCCAGACCAGCGTTCGTGCCTTCGGCAAACGGGTTGGCAACGAGGCCGTACCGTGTCTTGAAACCAATCTTCGGTTGGAAGGTACCGGTGTCAACTGCACGAACCATTTGCAACGGAACATATGGGCAGTAGAAGATACCAGCATCATAGGCATTCGAACCTTTGTAACCAATCACAGCAAACTCATTTGTAGAGCCAGCCGGGAAGTATGGATCGATGTAAACTTTGATGCGACCGAACAGAGTACCAGCAAAAGTATTGCCAGTATCGTCAACTGTCAGATTGACTTGACCCTGGAGGGCAGATTGATAGTCGAGGATGCCAGCCATTGCAAGAGCAGAAGCAACATCAGACGAACAAATCATAATGTTACCTTTCCCTCTACGAGTCGTTTTGGCGATAGTATTCGCTTCACGCTCAATCTGGAAGGCAAGACCTTTAACTTTTTCAACCATCCAGCGACCGTTAGAGTCGGTGTCGAGGTCAAAAGTACCACGGGTCGTTGTACCGACTTGGGCGCCCAGTTTGGCAACACCGTAGATGGTACGAAT